TATTAGATTCAACATCTGTTTTTAATGATTCTATATTATTAGTATTAGATTCAACATCTGTTTTTAATGATTCTATATTATTAGTATTAGATTCAACATCTGTTTTTAATGATTCTATATTATTAGTATTAGATTCAACATCTGTTTTTAATGATTCTATATTATTAGTATTAGATTCAACATCTGTTTTTAATGATTCTATATTATCTATATTATTCCCAGCAAAATATTTTAAATATTCTAAAGTTACTAATGTTTTTGGATTATTATATAAAAAATGGTCTAGATTTAATTCGGGAGCCATTACCATACCATCGAGATAAACTTCAATACCGTTTTTTCTATCGATACTTGTACCTAAACATTTACCTACCCCAACACCAAACATTAAATCACTTGAATAGTCTAAATTATATTTGCCATATTTACCGGTTAATAATTGATAATTGGATTGGGAAATATTTCTTTTTCCAAAAACTATAGAATAATCACCTTTATTTATATTTCCATAACCACTTGTTAAAGAATTATTAGATGTTGATATATTAGCCGAGCCAAAAATAAAGGAAGAATTATTAAAATCGGTTGAATCATTGTACCATTTAAATATACTTATAATTTCTCTATCTCTTATAAAAGGTATTTCCATTATAATACTGTTTTCCGAAGTAAGTTGTTCCAATATTTTAATATGTATTGTCACTGTTTTTGAACTAACTGGTATTCTATATTTACAAAATATATATTCATCTTTATTATAATTGTTAGATGCATTTGGTTTGGTAAAAGTTATTTTTGTATATCCAAAACTTTCATCGGTATCGTCTTCTGATTTACTTGCGGTAAAATCATTTTCAGGAGAAAAAATATTTTTAGAACTTATATTATTTTCTCCAATAATTGCAGATAATTCAGAATTATTGGTATTAGAAGAACCAGAAGTTAATGCATTATTTCCATTGCTTATATTATTAGTACCAAAAATATAATTGGTATTTTTCGTTTCGAAAGATAAGCCCCAGAAAGGATTTATATTCCCTCCAAGTAATCCCAAAACTAACTCGGTTCCGGATTTAACGTCTAAAATTTTAAATATCTTTGGTGAATAACTTGCAGTTCTAGTCTCGGCCGAATAAATACCGTATATACCAATATCATCGTTATCAAAATCAATTTCGTAAATAATTTTTACAGTCGCTAATTGATAATATATTCCATCAATTAATTCCTTGTCGCCATATTCAACGGATTCTATATATACCAACTCATTATTAAAAGCAACATTATTATAACCAATAACTACCGAATTTTTAGTGGTACTTCCATTATAATTTCCAGAAATTAAATTATATTCTCCGGTAACATAGGACCGATTTCCATACACCGTGTTATAATTTCCAAATATCCCTAATTCATAACCATTGGCTAAATTTTGTTTTAATCTTCCATCATTGCCATCGGCAATATTGCTTTGACCAATTATAGTATTTAAATAGCCATTTGTTAATTTATTATATTTTCCAAAAACCGTATTTTCGTTACCATCTACAGTATTAATAGATCCAAAAACATTATTTAAACTTCCCGTTTCCGTATGTTCTTCTCCAAATAAAACACTCTGCGATCCCGAAGAGTTACTATTATAAGACATATCTATAGTATTCTTCTTTAAATTTTTATAATCAGATCCGTTATCTAATCTATATCCATCGCCATCTCGTTTTAAAGGGATGTCCTCGGACACTCTTTTAATTTTCAAATCTTGTACTGAGTCACTAGGAGTTTTAAATGTATCTATATTATAATTAATACCATCCAGTATACTTAATTCAGCGAATGGTATTTCAGTTACTAATTCTATATTAAAATACGAATTATCTGGATAATATCTACCATATGGTATTAACTCATCTTGATAAACATAGATTGACATATTAAAATATAATGAATAATTATTTACTGTTATTTTCCCTATTTCCGTATTTAAGGTAGTACCAATTTCTTCGTTAATTTCCTCTATTGTTCCATCATCATTTATAACATTTACTAAAAAAATTACATTATCTTTATTAACCATATATTGTTTATTAGCTATTTGAAATTCGGTAAATTTTTCACCAAATGAATTTTCTTTCGCTTGTAGTATAGCATTATATTTAATATTTCCAATATTTTCCATAGTATTTTGCATAGTGTTAAAAAATAAGTTTAATCTATGTACTGCGTATGTGTCTGGAGTTGGAACCGATAAAATAATATTTTCTAAATCAAATAATCTGGTGGTTTCCGGAATTTCATTATTTCCAAAAATTTTCCTATCCACAAAAAACGTTTCTTGAGGAGATGTAAAAAATTCATCAGGATACCAAGAAATTATAACATCCTTATTTAAATTGAATTCGACCTTGGAATTATCATCCAAGTAATAAATTCCCCAATCCGCTCCTTGAGTAGTAGTATCAGGAGTTTTAAAAGATATTCGTCTTCCGTTATAAAATTGAATTGGACCCAATTCGAAAGTATTTGGTTGATAAAAACCGTACTTAAAAGTAAGCGTTTTTACACCATCTTCAAAAATTATATATTCTTCATCGCTTTTTAAGTTCTTAGTTTCAATTAAATTTTTAAATTGTTCCAAATCATATTTATTGAAATGATTTAACATGAAATTTATATTTTTATCAGTTTCGATATCTATCAAAACATTTTCATTTTTTATTCGATCTAAGGTATTATCAATATCCGTGAATTTTTCACAAATTGCTTTACCTAAAATTGGATCTACCATCATTTTTTAATCCTTTTTAATTTATATTATTTAGTTAATTTTTAATAATTTAGTTTATGATAGGTTTTAAGAGATAACTATTAATAGTTAACTATCAGTACACACACTATGAATAGTTAACTAAGTGTCGTATGTTAGTTATTTGGTTTTTTAAAAATTTTTAAAAACCAAAATTTAAGAAATAGTTAATTTTTCAAACACTGATAGCACCGGTAAATAGGGGATCCAAGAACAGAATTTAAGTTTATTTTAAAATCTGTTAGCTAGGAATTTTATAAAACGAATAACTATTGATAGTTAACTATTCATAGTGTGTGTACTGATAGTTAACTATCAATAGTTATCCGTTTATTTTCTAAAATTTAACGACAGGAATTTATCCTTAGCTTACGCTAAGGATAAATTAAAGAGAAATTATTCTCCAGCTCCACCTTCACCAGCTACACCCATTCCAGCACCATCTTGGTCACCTTCTTTAAACATATACTGTACTTTACAAGCAAAACCATCAAATTCATTTTCTGTAGTAGTATCAAGAGTGATAACATTTCCAGCGATTGATTTAACGTTTACCGCAATTGCATCACCATTACTTGGATCATATACGATAACCTCACCATAAATGATACCATCAGTCATTGGAACATATGTAACAGTTACATCGTCTCCATCAACAGTTAAAGAACCATCCATACCTTCAAGTTTCATCATTGGAATCCAATGGTCAGCATAAACCTGAGCTTCGAATTGAGCATTAGCAATAGAACCAACAACCGTTTTATCAGAGTTAATAACGTCTAATTTCGTATTGATAGCATCTTCTGCATTTTTTGCACGAGCTTCTTCAGCATCTACATCAGCAGTACGATCAAGAACTTCTTGAGCTAAAGCATCCGCGATAACTTGTTCAGCAGCTAAAGCACGATCTTCTTCAGCATCTACATCAGCAGTACGATCAAGAAGTTCTTGAGCTAAAGCATCCGCGATAACTTGTTCAGCAGCTAAAGCACGATCTTTCTCAACTTTTACTTTGAAATCTACAGAACCAGAAATGGTGTCATCGCTATTAAGAATACTGATAGCATCTTTATTAGCTAATTCTGCTGTAGTCGCTCTATCAGTCTCTACTTGAAGAGCTGTAGCGAATGATTCACTCGCAGAATCCATTCTATTATTAAGTGAATCAACTTCTGTAGTAATACGGTCATTTAAACTCGTATCAGCAGCAGCAAATTCGGCTCTTACCGCAGTATCAGCAGTTTGATAATCTTCGATAGTTTGAGCAATAGCATTAGTATTAACTAATTCCGCAGCTAAAGCACGATCTTTCTCAGTATTTACTAAACCTTCGATTCTAGAAATTTCAGCAATTCTATCAGCAACTTCTTTATCTAGAGCAGCTGTTAAAGCAGCTTCCGCAGCTAAAGCACGAGCTTTTTCAGCAGTTACTAGACCACTAAGTTCTTTAAAATCAGCAATTTTTAGGAATGATTTATTTTCAAAACCTTCTGGGATATAATCACCTTGAGTTCCTTCTAATACTACAAAAACATCTTTTTCAGCTACTACATAGTAAGCCTGACCAGCAATTAAATCATCTTCTACTAGAGCATCAAGTGCCGCCATATCATCAAGAGAACCCTTCCAAGCAACTCCACCAATAATAGAACTTTCTACAGCATTAAGACGATCAGAAAGTGCTGTATCCGCAGTACTACGAGTACTTGCTTCAGTAGCGATAGCAGCATCTACAACCGATCTATTATCAGCCATAGCAGTACCAAGGTCATCGATACGTACATCAACTCTTTCAATTTCAGAAGTTCTTGTACTTACTTCGTTATTAATAGCAGTTAAATTTGAAGCTTCTACCGCTTCAGCACGAGCTTTTTCAGCAGCTACCGCATCATCAGTATAACTTTTAAGAGCTACACCTTCGGTACGAATTTCAATTTCTTCTATAAGTTCTGCTTCGATTCTTTGCTCTTCTGCAATAGCACGAGCAGACTCTACAGCAATTTTTGCGTCTACAGAACCAGAAACACTTGAATCACTATTAAGAATAGTTATCGCATCTTTATTGATTGTTTCAGCAGCTACTGCTCTATCTGTTTCAGCTGTTATAGCAGCAGTTAATGAACTATTAAGAGAGTCTACAGCTGAAACTCTATCAGCTACTTCTTTATCAAGATTAGCTTGTACAACACCTTCGGCAGCAACTGCTCTATCAGTCTCTACTTGAATAGCAGCATTTCTATCTTCGATTTCTTTAGCCAATGCTTCTGCGTTAGCTTCTGCAGTTGTACCAACAAGTACTTCAAGTTTTCCCATTGTATTACCATTGGTACTAGCTCCATCGACTAAATCAATACCTTGTTGAACTCTATCTGCGATTTCAACGTCTAACTCAGTTTTTAAAGTTTTAACTGTTTCAGCAGATGCCGGAACACTTGTACCACCTATACTAGTATCGTTAACGATGTCTCCATACGAAACACGATCTTTTAACAATGGTACGGTTCTTGTACCATATTGTCTAATTTTAGTAATAGCCATAAATTATCCTTATGAATTATAATATAGATAGGAGTATTCCTACCTTATCAATTAGTTTAGTGTTAAACAAACTATTTAAAAACGCCGAATTTATTGAGTATTTTTTTATGTATTTTTTTACATATTTTTGGTACTTTTATTTTTTTACATATTTTTGGTGTTTTTATTTTTGGTGTTTTTATTTTTGGTGTTTTTATTTTTGGTGTTTTTATTTTTGCTCGAGACGTCTCCCGAGCATATGTTACATCCCCATTTTCGTCACCATCTTCAAATTTTTTAATATTAAAATATCTTCTTGGTAGCATAATAATCAATACCTTTCTTTTAATTTATATATTCTTGTATTAAATAGGATACAATAATTGTATCTGACTTTCTGTTATCATCTGGTAAAAAATCTATTCTTTTATCGGCCTGATTAATTAAATCGTTAATCGTAATATTTTCCGTTTTGGTATTAATTGTCAGATCTATTATACTTCCCATAGGAGTATACGACAGGATTGAAAAATTTATTTTTCGATCATCATCCCAATAAATAGGAAGTATTTCTTTATATATTTTATAAACACTTGTTTTGGATATTTCTCCAACCGCTTTTAAATAAGCTTCTTTAAAATGTTCCGCATCTTCATTATTTAATTTATTTGAATTTATAGCGGTTTCATTTTTAAATAAAAATTTTGTATCGGTTTCCGATTTTAAATATCTTAATTGATCTTCATTAATTCTTTCCGAAATTTCGTTTTTTAATAAATCACCGATAGTCAATACATTTGTATTTAATTCGTCTTCTTTATTAGTAGCTCGTCTGATTTCATTAACCAACTCATTTTCTAATTCGTCTTCTTTAGTAGTAGCTCGTTGAATTTCGTTATCTAAATTATTATTAAGATTTGAAATAGATTCTGTAGTTTTCGATACAAAATTACCAAAAGCTTGATCGTTAACCAAATCAACAGAATTGATTAAATCGACTATTTCACGAAAAGAATTTTTATCCTCTTCACTTAAGTTGAGAATTTCGTCTATTCGCAAACGTTCCGTATTTAATTCGTTTCTGAGAGTATCGGTATTATTTTCGCATTCGGTTATACTTTTTTCACAATCTAACTTATTATTATCAATAATTAATTTTAAATTATCTATTGTCGAATTTACAGTAGTTAAATAATTATCCAATTGTTCGGAAAACTGATTTTCTAATTTTACAATATTGTCTGAATTTTCAATAATATGTGTTTCGATAGTTATTAAACGATCCTCGATCACCTGTTTAAAAGTTTGATATTCTACGATTTGATTTTTAATAATATTATTATTTTCTTGAATAGCTTCTTGTAATTCGAATTCGTTTTTTCTAGCCAAACCCTCTTCCGTAGTTAAACGTTCAGTTAATAATTCTTCCGCTGCTTTCGAACGATTAATTTCATCATTTAGTTTTAAAATTATTTTAGCATCTAATAAAGAAATAGATGTTTTTAAATCGGTTAATTTATTTTCTATCTCGGTTTTATTATTTTCAATTGTAGTATCATTTAACAATATATAATCATTTATTTTTAAGACTAAATCATTTTCGGTTTTTAATATTTTTTGTATTTCCGAAGATATGATAGCATTGGTCTTTAAACAACAATCATTTAAATCGTCAATCTGATTTTGTAAATCACTGTCTTTATCTTTAAGATCAGATATATTTTTATCAGTATTAATTTTATAATTTATAAGATTATCGTCATTTTCTAAATCGACCGAATTGATTAAGTCAACTATTTCTTTAAATGAATTTTTATCATCAGTACTTAAATTAAGAATATCGTTAATTCGAGAAGCTTGAATATTTATATTTTCCTCAAGTTCCTTTTCTTTTTCTTCTGCCCTAGTCTGCTCAGTAGTTATATTTTTAAATATATTTGATTCGCGAATATCTAAATTATTTTTTAATTCAGTTAAAAGTTGATTTAATTCGGTTTTTTGCATATCGATTTTTAAATTTAATTCATCATATTTATTATTAATAGAAGTTAATGTACTTTTAAAATCGTTTATATTATCCTCTATTTTAAGTTCAGTTGCAGATACATGAGAATTAAGTTCATTTATTTGATCAGTTATTTGATCAAAGGACTCTTTTAATTTTTTATTATTTTCATCAAATTTTAAAAAAATATTTGCTTTATTGAGTTCTATTAAAGATAATAATTTTTCCTCTTCGGTTATAGCTCGAAGATATTCTTCTTTAATAATTTCCTCTAATTCACTTTGCGAATTTAAAAGTTCTTTTATTTCATTTTGAACATTTAAATCTAAATCCTCAATTTTCGAATAAATCGTTTTTGATTTATCATTAATTAAAGAAACAATTTCGTAAAACGAATTTAAATCATCACTACTTAAATTTAAAATATCATTTAATTTATTTTCATATTTTTGTATTTCTGTTTTAAGCACATATTCTTCTGGAGTTTTATCTCCAAGTTTCTCTGAGTTTTTAGCAGTATCCGTTTTGGATAAAAATTTGTCGCTTATCTCAGTTTTTGAAAAATATCTTTCGTCGTGTTTATGACTATCGTCGTTTACTAAAAGCAATACTTCCTGATCTAATCCTGTAAATTTAAATTTACCAGATACTCCACCAACTATGGAAATGGTGGAATCGGATTTCAGATTTTTAGCAAATTCGGCAGTACCAGAAATATCAGAATGTATAAGATCAGGTAAATTATTATTACCAATGACTCCTTGTAACGAAGAAGCATTTAAATTATTTAATTTAAATCCATCCCCAGTAAAAGTTTGAGCAGTAATATCACCAAGAACATTTAAATTATTATAAATATAAGCATTTTTAAATTTATCTATTTTAAATGTCCATGTGCCATCTATGGAACAGAACCCCATCTCATTTTCTTTGGTCCAACGAATAAATTCATTAACTACCCAATTATTATTTAGTAATACTCCATCGTTTTCAAATTCAGATGGGATATCTGTAACACCATTATAAATTACTTTTGGTTTTAAACTATTTAATGAATCGGTTTCCCAAAATACTCCAGAGTACCCATCCTCAGAATTCTTTAACCAACCATAAAAATAATTATCTATTATTTCAAACGTATTCATATTACTCCAATTCTGCTTGATATGCTGTTCGGAAATCAGTGAAATCCAATATGTTTTTACCAAATACATTTACCGTTCCGGCATCTGCGTTAATATTTAAAGCCTCAGTTACTAAGATATCATCCTCGGCGTCTTCCGAATCGTCGGTCAACATATAATTAATTATAAAATTAGTATCTGAAGAAAATAGATTATAATAATAATCGGAATCTTCTATTGGTAAAGCTAAATCGTATATTTCGGCCACATCGAATAAACCCAAATTATTTAATATTTTTGATTTTAGAAAATCTTCATCGGTAAAACCATTTAAAGTTCCGGCATCATACGATGTATCCCCTGGAGGACCTTGAGGACCCTCTGGACCTTGAGGTCCTTGGACTCCTTCCGGACCTTCCGGTCCTTGTAAACCTTCAGGACCTTCGGGGCCTTCTGGACCCTGAGGACCTTCAGGGCCTTCAGGGCCTTGTGGACCTTCTGGTCCTTGTTGACCACGTGGACCTTCTGGACCTTCTGGACCTTGAGGACCAGTTTCCCCATCAATACCATCTTTACCGTCTAATCCAGCCGGTCCTTGTGGACCTTCTGGTCCTTGTGGTCCTTCAAGACCTTGAATACCTTGAGGACCTTGAGGACCAGTATCTCCATTTAATCCTCTTGGGCCAATTTCTCCTTGAGGACCTTGAGGACCTTGAGGACCTTCTGGTCCAGCATCTCCTTGGGGTCCAGTATATCCTCTCGGGCCTTCCGGACCTTGAATACCTTGAGGACCTTCTGGACCTTGTGGACCTTCTGGACCTTGTGGACCTTCAGGACCAATAAATTTAGATAAATCATCAAACTGAGAAACAATTTTAGATACCGAAGGATAAGTAACACTCACGGTGTTTAAATCCTCTTGTATAAAAATTATGGTAGCGTCTGATTCTTTATCAGCAGTTGTAAAATCTTTTAAGAATGTTAAAATATTCCACCCATTTGATAATAATATACGCACATTATTATTTAATTCCTGTAAATTCATAATTAATCCTATAGTGTAAATATATCAGAAGATATTTCTGGAGTATCTAGAACATTTTCCAAATATATTTTATTTAATAAAGTTGTATTTTTTGTAATTTGATTTCCTAAGGTTACCAAATTATTTAAAGATAATAATCCCTCTTGGTTTTTATCTATATCTATCAAATCAAAATGTATAGTCATCCCCGCAGTATTAAGAGTAGATATTTTAAATTGAATATTTACGATAACTTTATTATTTTTAGATATTTCGTTTAATAATACTCCTAATAAAAATGGAGTACCATCTGAAAAAAATAAAACGATCGATTTGGTAGTATTATTATTATCAACATCTTCTACAATACATGTGAATTCTACAGTTTCGGCATCTATTTGTCGAAAAGCGTCTATATCTTTCTGATACCAAAATGATACCTCGGATACATCTAAATCTGGAATAAGAGGTACCGCAACATCGGTAATTGAAAAATATTTTGGATATTTTTGTCCATCTAAATTATTTAAATTTAAAACTAGTGTTTGTAAATTAGCCATTATAATCCTTTATTATTTTAGTAAACGTATATTGTAGCAGTGCCAACAGAATACGCAACAGCTTCCATAATTTTATTAATATTGGTTTCTGGAATCAGATTATATTCATTAAGAGTTAAATTGTTAACTATTTGTAAATAATTATCATCCAGAATATTAATCGAATTATCATAATTAAATAAATTAATTATATTATTTTTATCAGTATTATTAATATTATCAATTTTATTATAATTAAATTTATTTAAATCGATATCAAAATAAATTTGATAATAATTATCTAAATGTTTTAGAATAACTTTTATATTTCCAGTATTTATATTAGTATCAAATAAAAAATTTTTATTATTTTTATTATTTAATAGAGGAATACATTTATCAATTATTTCTTCTATCGAAATTGAAATATCTAAAGTACTTTCGAATAATAATATTTTTTTGTAATATTCAAAATTATTTATCTTGGTATTGCTAATAGTATAAGTTTTTTTATAAAAATCGGTTTCTAATTGTGTTAATACTTTTTCCAAATCATAATCATTAAATAAATTATTTCCATATATTAGGGTATTATTTGTATTATCGATTGGTTTTAAATTTAAGGTATATTCGTATAATTTAGTATGATTTAAATAATCAATTTGTTTTAAAAAAGTATCATTTAGATAAATTTTCATATTTGTTATTTCGGTACATATATTCTCATCTATACCGTCGAAATAAATATAACACGAATACCACCCATTATTATTAATTTCTTTTATATTATTAATACTAAAAGTTTTTTTACGCGTAATAATATCATTACCGAATGATAACTTAAATTCCAAATCAATATTTAAATTATAATTTAAATTATTTTTATCAAAACATAAATTTAGTATAAACGTATTATTTAAATTCAGTGTGTTATATATTTGAGTATTTTCATCTAATAATAAAATTTTAGAAAGAATTGGAATCAATTCCAATTCTTTTATCCGAGTTTGTAAAATCTTTTCTGTATTTAAAAAATAATCATTTTCCGTAATTTTAATTAATTTCATTTGGAATCCGCTCCGTTTCTATCCAAAAATCTTTAAATTCTTCGTTTAAATAATTTATATTGACCGAGGTACCATTTAAACAATTAAATATCAAAGGAGAATTTAAATTAATATCTATAATTTTAATATCATCCATATCATTTTTAAAAACTATATTATCATTTATTGGTTTAAATACTCCTGGTGAATAATATATAACATTTTCCAAATCGGTATTTTCGTTTAGTTCTGATAAAATATCAGTATCGTCCAATATCGACTTTTGACAAAAGATTGAATCGTTTAAAGTAATCCCCGATTTTAAATTGATATTACAATTTATATTTCGTCCTTCTGGAAAAAAATTAGAACAATCATATACCAAGGAAAAATATTCGGTTTCTGGATTATAAATAACATTTGAAAAATCAGTAATAATTATATTTTCCAAATCAGTAGTTGGTAAAGTATCGAATAAAATAATTTCCGAAATATAATTATCCATCAATAACGTTTCGGAAATATCATCCAATTTAAAAAGAATTTCTAAAGTATCCTTATGTTCTTCTAAAAATATATTTTGATCTTTAGTTATATAATCTTGTAATAATATATCTTTTTCTATAAAATCTATAATACTTAAAGTATCCTCTTCTGTTATTTCCTTTACTTCAGCAAAGCTTTTATAACTGGTAACAATTATTTTTAATTCTCCGGATAAAATATTATCAAGTGGTATATTTTTAATATAAATAATTTGGTTATCATATATTAAATTTTCACTTGCATTTTGTAAAATATTAAATTCGTTCTGTGGGTTTAATTTATCTACCAATAATATTTTATTAATTTCCGCTCCGATATCATATTCTATTTTAATATTTATAAACTTTAATTCTTCCAAAGTACAATAATCTATAGGTAATTTATTTATATCTACAAAATTTACCGAAAGGTTATGACTTTCTAATTCATTTTCTATTTTATCAGAATCTATTATATTTGGTAACGCTAATGAATCATTATCTGAATTAATTGTATCTGGTAAATACTTTTCATTTAATTTTTGAAGAGCCGAATCTAAAAGGGAATTGGTACAATTTTCATAAGGATAAGCAGACACTCTAGTTTTTAAAGACATTAGAATGTTTTTATAAGTGGAATCAATTAAATCCAAATTTTTATTCATATTCGTAATTTTAGATAAACATTTTAATTTATATATTATTAGATCTATAACTGCTCGTAACCATTTTGGAACCAGCCAATCTACAACCATTTGAGTTATCCAAGATACAAATGTATTTATATAAGTTAATATCTTATTTAAAATAGTTTGTAACATGGTACATATAACTTTTTCACATGAACAATCAATTTTTGGAAAGTCGGAAAGGTAAAATTCATAAGCTACATTACTATCAAGTATTTCGAATAAAGTTAATTTATATTCCTCGCATTGCAAAAGTTTTATATTATAATATATCCAATTATTTTCTAAAGTCCCAGCAATAGTTAATTCTGGTATAGAGGCTTTTAATTTTTTCGAAATTTCTTCAAGTTGTAATTTATAATCAGTATCGAAAATAATATATCCGGATAAATCTTTATAGATTGGATAATTATTTTCGAAAAAATAATTTATAAATTCTGGTACGAATTTGACATTATATAATTTTCCTAATTCTTCATAATATTCATTATTATTACAAAGTTCAGTTAGATTATTTATATCCTCGGAAGTAATATCGAATTCTGGAAAATCGTATATAATTTGATATTTATCTATAATAGCTATTAAACCATACATAGCTAATTCAATTTCCTGTGTATATTTTTCGTAGAGGTTTTCCGTACCGTAATATGTTAAATTTTTTCGATCAGATACATAATTCAAACATATTTTCCCAAGATCACTATCCAGAATATCTATATTTATTAATAACTTTTCAAATATTCGGTTATCTAATAAATCTATATTTATATCCGGTTTTAAATAGGTTCCAAAAATATCAGTATACAATTGTTTTATTTTTAAAGCTGTTATAGAATTATCTAATTTTATTTTTTGAAACTCAATTAAAGCCAAATCTTTATATTTTAAAAAATTAAGATAATCTGTTCGTTCTATTTCGATTATTTTATTATTAATATCATCTTCGTATTTATTAATCTTTTTTATTTCGTTTATAAAAGCTCTGTTCGTAGAAAGGATTTCGCTTGGTTTCCCGGATCCAGTATTTAAATTAATATTTATTCCAAATTCATTAAAATCCAAAAAATCATTATATGAATTTATAGTTTTTATAATATATTCTTGTTTATCTGTATATTCGAAATAAAATGGAGGTAAGGCTTCTTCAAGTTTATTTGCAAATTCTTCTATATCTAGATCAGCTGTAAACGGATTTAATCGAGAATCTGAAATAGTGTTTAAGGCATCGATTGTATAATAAGTTTTAGTATCTCCATTATTTTCAATATATGTTTTAAAATTATTTATAAAATTTATATCAGTAATAAGATTTTTTGAAAATACTATATTATCTTTCGAATTTAAATCAAATACAACATCGGAATATTTTATAGAATATGCCATTTCATCAGTATATTTTAATAAATCATTTATATTTTCTAAAAAACATTCTTCGGTACTAAGTGGGAGAATTTTTATCGTGGCTTTAGGGATTTTTGGAATTTTTATATCCGTTCCGGTATATTTTAAAATACAATTACATACTGAATCTGTTTTATTACGAGCATAATAATTTTCAATAGTTATTATATCCGCATTGGAAAAACCCAAAGAAGTATTTGAAACACTTGTCGAAGGAATTAAAGCTTTAGACTGATCAAGAGAATTATTAATATCTGTTAGATTCTTTTTTAATAATTCTTCATATGTTAAAAAATCTGGGTTCTTATCCAAGCTCGAATCACCATTAGCTAATGTTTTATCGTCTTCCAATAGTTTAATAATTTTTTCAGCATTTTCTTTATCTATTAAATGATTATTTATATTATTACTTGATGTTCGGGTACTACAATTTTTTAAATTTCTATTTAAATTTTTAATTGGATCTATAATCATATCTAGTAAAGAACCAGACATTATTTGATCCATCAATTGCTGAAAACTTTGAATATATGGTAAAATCGGAGCCATCCAATTAAAATCTATAGGTAGCCAAGGATTACCAGGAATTGGAGAAATCATACAAAATAATGGTTCTATCTTAGTATAAGTCTTGGTAATATCTTTAATAATTATTAAAATTTCTTGTAGGAAATTTCCAGAAGGTCCACAATTATTAATATTTGGGGAATTTCCACAATCAGTATGGTCCTCGGTACTGGCCAAATATCTAAAAATAGGAACTACTGTTTTATTGTATTCATCCGAAACACCACAACAATCCATAGATTTAATTAAATCTATTATCGTATCATTTAAATTTGATATTTCCGCACTTAATTGATCAGCTTTTTTAAAAAGATTTAAGTTTGGAGTAGAATTCGAAATATCTGGGAAATCTAAATCAATAGAAATATCAAATTTTATATCACAATGGAAATTATAATTGTTTATATTGGTGGTATTAGAAGTATTAGAAGTATTAGAAGTATTCGAGGTTATAGACGTTTCTAAATTAACATTATTTATAATTTCTTCCGTCGGATTTATCCTAGGTAAAAGATTCACATATGCTACTTCAACATATCCATCCATATCCAAAGAAAAATTATTGGTTATATTATACATTAAAATCCTTATTAAAAGTTGGAGTTTTTAAAGCCGAATAATCGGTTACCGTGTCGGAATAAGACCTTTTAAAAGTACTATTTAAATCTTTTAAATTATTTAAAAAAGTCTTATTATCATATGGAAGAATTCCAATCATTGATTTATCTTTTGGTGTGGCTACTGAAGCAGAATCGGCTATAGAATTATCGGTAAGAATGGCTCCAACTACAGAAGAACCAATATTATCGGTACTCATAAATGTGCCAAACGCGGTGAAAGAACCGGTTAATGATAAACTAGTAGCGTTTAAGGAGGTTGCCAAACTTGGAGCAACAGAAGTGGCCACCCCTAGATTATTTAGTACCAAACCATCGTTGGCGATAGTACTGATAGCATTTGCTTTAAAGGTACTCGTTTCCGCAGAAAGGGAACTTTCTCGGGATTCAACCGAACTATACGTATGTTTAAAGGCTAAATTTATTTCATCGGATACCAAACTTTGGGTTTTATAAAAAATTTTTGATTCTAGATTTAGGGTCATACCAGATTTTATATAAGTACTTAACCAACCCTCGATATGAACAACACTTGAATTTAAAGAGGCCTTTTGAGTACCGGTTAAGTTTAAAACCGATCCCCGAATATGAAAATTACCAAGACTTTGTAGGTTTACGCTTTCCCCACGTATATCTAATTTCTGGGTATCCAAACTTAAGAATTCTTCTCCTTTCATAGCAATACCTTTATCGGTAATATTGAAAAAAGTATTTGAATTTTTACTGGAAATACTAAAACCAGAATCGTTAAATACTAAAGCTTTATCCCCAAATTTTATCAAAAATCCATTTTCAGATAATTCTAAAAAAGATTTTTGAGTATTCGATTCATCCGAGGTCTGTAAAATAATTGATTGATCATCCATATAAAAATCAGTTCTATTAGCATTTGATATATGAAAACGATTTTTATATTCGTCGAAATAAACTTTAGAACCATTTTTAGTTTCCATAATCAAATAGTAGTTTTCTCTTGTTTGTCCTGGAGGTACCGCTATCGAATCATCTTCTATGCCAATTATTCTCCCGGTTGTTAATTCCTCGGTGAGGAATTCTATTATAACTTTGGTACCAGCTTGTAATGGAAAATAAGTTCCCGAATAATTTATAATACCTCCGTTATTCACAGCGGTATACGAGGTTAACCCATTCTGTACCAATATTTTCTGATTAGTTAAAACAGGAATTTTTACAAAATATTTTGTTGGATAGAGTTCATCAACTTCCTCTAAAATTATTCCAATTTTTCGATTACTCTTCAACATTTTAATCCTTTTGTATTATATCTTATATTTAGTTTAACGACAGGAAATAACCAGTGGTATATACCACTGGTTATTTCTATTTTATATTTAAAATTTTTTCTAAACTTTCTAATTTATCTACAAGTTTAATAAAATTTTGTTGATACGGTTCGTTCCAGTTTGGTGTATCTCGTCCAACTAAAGTAATACCTTTATAATCCATTTTTTCTAATGGTGGGACGATTACTGGATTACCGTCAATATCTTTTAATTCGTAAGTCATATGAACTCCTAATTTTTATATTTTATTGTCAACGTTTTATAAAAATTAGTTAACTTGTTATCCGTCTGTTAATTTATCGAATACATTGTACGAATGTTTTGATAAAGTATCGTCTATTAATAAAGCAGCATTTAATTTATCCAGAGCTTCTTTTTTAATATTATCATTGGTTTCATCCAATGGAAAACCATCCGATGAATATTGAATGTTTGGACGAATTAAAGAGTTATCATTGATATTGGAATCATATATTGATTTTAAATCCGTTTTTGGAAAAACACCATCCATATAATCAACTTTAATAATATCATCTAGAATAAATTTATTAGATGAATTACCAAGAACTGGTTTAGTTTGGATGATCCATACTCTACCTTTATATGATTGTACTTCGAAATTTGAAGTACTATCAGTAGCAGATCGTTTTATTGCTCCACCACTATATGGATCTATTATAGAAGTCCATTGTCGATGAATTCTGAAAATAGGAGCACCCCAATATTCTTTATATTGAATACTGAAGTTTCTATCGATCTGTTGTCCAGTTATAAATGTACTATCTACTCCACCCATACCCAAAATATCTTCTGTTTTTAATTGTCTATCTCCTGGAGGAGTATAACTTTCAGCAGAAGATAAAAGTAGATTGGATAAAGAACTTGAATCATTTTGAGAAAAAATTTCAGGTAGTTCGAAAATTACGTAGAAATATCCTTTTATAAAAGGATGAGCATTCTTCTCTAAATTAGAACCTCCCTGATATCTATTCCCATACACTGCGGAACTAACTTGATTAAAACTAATTGCATTAAAAGCCATTGTCTATCCTTTATTGAACTTGAATTGGAACACTAATTGTTTCTATAGTTCCAACTGGATTTATTGTTATACTCACCACTAGGTGATTTTCTTCTTCTATGAAATAAACTTTAATTTTAATATCTTGAAAAATACCATCTTTAAGATTATCGGCAGAAATTCTATACCTATCCATATATTTAGAAACTATAGAAGTTATTTCCGTTATATTTGATCCAAGTGCTTTTATTTGAATAAATTCTTTAAGAAGTTTTGGAATATCTTTTCTCATTCTATGTATAGGTTTAATAATATTAATTCTAGATAATTTAGAAGCTTTTTTATACGAACTTAATTGATCAATTTCATAAGTACCATCTGTTTCTTCAATAATAGTATTAATTTGAGCATTTCTTAATTTTTCAATATCTTCTGAGGTAACACTATATGAAAGTTTTACTGAACTTTCTAATAACGAACCTTTAGTAATATTTGCTGGAGGTTCCGTAATACTATATTCGGAATCTATTCTAAGATTAATTAATAACGCCATATAACTATGAGGAATATATATATAAGAACCCGAACCCTCATCGAAATGTAAAGTATTTCCTTGACCACTGTAAATTAAAGTGTTAAATGAATTAACATAAAAATTCTGAGATCTTTTTATAATATCTTCCTCTCTGGAAGTACTATAACCTAACGAAGTAACTGGTATTGTAAATGCGATATCATCTGCTAAATTTACTATACTTGTCATAACATCGAAATCTTCTGTCCAATCAGCTATATAATCGAAATCATATTTTGGATACATTACTTCTCGAATTTCCGAATTATAACTAAAGAAATCTATTAATAATTGTTTAGCATTTTGAGAAGTACTTGAACCAGGACCATACATATTCAAAGTATCATCGATTATTACATTCTCGCCATCAGAACCATTGGTTAATTTCATTGACGAATTAATTAGTTTATTATATAATTCATATCTTGGAAAAGAAATTATTTCCGTCGATAATTGTTCAGAATCGTTTATAAATAATTTATAAAAAGCTTTTTCGCCGTTTATATTTAGAGATAAATCTCCTTCAAGATTACCATAATAGGCACTAGTAACAACCTGAGAATCTTTTATAGTAACGCTATATTTTTTAGTAATTACTGTACCATTATCATCGGTTTGAATTAATTTTAAAATAACTTCATTCTTACCAGGATTTTGAGTAGCTTTTATATCTAAAATATCTTCGTCATTTACAAATAATTCAAAATTTGTTCCAGTACTGCTATCTGTAATGATAACTTTACCACCTTGCTCATCGGTCAAATCTTCTAAACTTAAATAAGTATATAAATCATTTAATTTGGTTGCGTTAGTAGAAATTTCTACAAAATCATTAGACATTGTAAATTTTTTATCTATGAATAATTCTCGTCCAGTATTAATATTTATAATAGGAATTCCTGTTTTAGGATCTCTATCTATAAGAGATACTAAAATATCACCATATAATAAGGTTGGTCCTTTTGAAGAGTTTTCGTATATGCTCACATTCATGAAGTTAAATTTATAATCAAGATCTCCATCATCATTTGAGTATAATTTCTCAAACGAAGAAGCTGGACTAAATGTTAAACTTAAATCATCATAACCTTTACCTCTATGTTTGGCAAAAATTTTCTGAAGAATTGGTATATTATCTACTTTTAAATTATTATCGGTTAGGATACCTTTATCAGAAGTCGATATATTATATAAATTATAATTATCTCCAATTAAAATATTTGCGTATTTTGCGTCCGAAGCTACTAAACGTTTCCAAAGAACTTTATTCGTTTGAGTTAAAGATCCTTTAACGTATTTTACACCGAGACCATATTTTTTTATATTTTCTAAACCAAGTTTAGATTTAACATCATCCACGTTTCCAAACTCAACGATGTTTTCATCTCCATATTTACTAAAACCAGCTACTAAAACACATCTACCAGAAGCGACCTCAGTGTTTAAATAAGTATTGTCTATTAGACTAGTAGTGATTCCAGGTATATTATAAGTACTCATTTATTTTCCTTTTTCTTATATAATTATTATTGTTTAAACTAAAATATTCCATTCTATAATAATACCATCATAAATATCAAGATATTTATCTAATGTGGTAAAACGAGCGAATAAAATATGATTATTTTTGCTTGGTATTCCATCTATATATTCAACCGCATATAAACCGGCTTCATTAAATTTAACTGGTTTATTTACAGGTTCATTTTTTTGAATAATTATATTATACGTGATTACAGTATTTGCCGTAACCGTTATTTCTCCAGTAGGACCGTTGATTATATGTTCTTCTGATGAGATAGTGATATCTCCATCTGCCTGAATTCTTTTTAAATAACCATCGTTTATATATTTATAATCGTTTGATGAAGTATCACTTTCTGTTGAAAGCCCAATTTGAACAGCATTTGCTAAAGAAGAATCATTATCAAATGGGCCAACCGTACTTGGAACACCATTGTTATTATCAGTACCACCAGTTCCAATACCAACATAATTAATTCTATAATTACTTAATTCCGGGGAGGTTCCCGAAATTAAGGCTGCGACTATTTCCCGTCCACCCATAACGACCAAATTATCCTCTTCTGCTAGAAGATTTTTATTAAGATCGAATATTTTTGGTTTTCCAATTATACGTTTTGTTTTAATAGTTTCTGTATCAGAATCTTTATCGGAACCCTTTAAAACGCTTACACGATCCTCTGGTTCTAATGTACTACTATCCAAAATATGCAATTTTTTCATAATTTTCCTTTAATATTGGTTAACTTTTATAAAATAAATAATTTTCTATATTTTTATATTTATTCTTTTTTAAGAATAAAAAATCCTCTAAAATTCCTATAGACGAGTTACCATAATAACCAAACTCATCTTCGGATGTTATAGTCGTTATCCCATTCAATCTTTCAAGTTTCCAAATATAATTATCTATTTCCCGAGAAGTATTAAAATCTTTGAAAAAATTATATTTTAATTGATCGATGGTATATTCGTCCTCTATTTTAAATTCATCTTTTTTTTGTTTAGTTACGGTTAATCTTTTTAAATTTTCTAATCTATAATTATTATAACTAGTTTGAGTATAAAGTCCTATTTCAGAACTAATTTTATATTCATTTAATCTTGTTAAAGATTTTGATATTTTATTAGTATTTATATTTAACCATCGTTCATCTGCTTTTATCTTGGAAAATGATTTTTCCTTCACGAATGGCTTTATTTCTATTCTATTTCCAGGAAGATACCGCATATCAATATGAGTATTATAAATATTTACAGACATTTGGTTATCTATAAATACTGCTTCAAATTTATCTTTAATAATTGTTTTTGACGAGGTAGATATAATAAAATCCATATTTCCAGGAATAAAATAATTCACAAATAATTTAAAAACTGGTTCAAAAAAATATTCTATAAATGTATTTGAATTAAGAATATTTTGAAATAAACCATTGATAGTTAATTCGATAAAATCATTTCCGGTAATATTGTTTAATAAATTAATATATAAATTCATTAAATAATTAACATAATCTGTTTTAATAACCTCGTTAATTTCTTCGGGTAATAAATTATCTATTTTAATTCCAGAATATATACCTGGAGAATTTTCAAACGAATCAAACAATTCTTTAAATTTTGGATATTTTTTGGAAATAAATAATTCCAATTCTTCAAAATTAGAATACATTACTTCATCGTTATAATTGGATTGAAGTAGGAATTGCCATCTTCTCGAAAGATCTTTTAATTTTTTAGCAGATCTATTTTTTAAATTTTTATATTCCAATAATAATATTTCTATTGTTTCCAACATTTCCGGTTTAAAAATTAAAGAAGTACTTGTTGGGATACTTGGATCGTAATCCATATTTAATAACTCGTTGCCAGTACATGCTAAAAATCGTATATTAAAATAAGTTAATATAATGTGAATATCCTGAAAATATAATTCATCCAACATTTTTAAATTATAATCTTGATCAAAAGATATCACGGTATCCTGAAATTTAGTCATTGTATAAGCCAACGCACCATTAATAAAAAAAGAATCTGAGTGTAATAAATGAGAAGAATCTATAAAATCAACATATAATAAATTGGTATCAATTGGAAAAATTTGAAAATTTTCAAATTGTTCTAATTTCATTAGATATTTTCCAGTAATATCTATTTTAAAAGTTGGAAAATATTTTAATACTTCTGGTTTTGATATTACCAATGGCTTTAAAAAATAATTTAAAATATATTTTTGCGAATTATCTATAGGCAATTTGTTAACCGAAATACCATAATAATTAATATCTTTAAAAAAATTTGAAAATAATTCAGAAATTATTTCTAAATTTTTAATACTACCCTTTTGTTGAAAAAGAATTTCCAAATAATAAATTAATTTTCTTTTTATCAGTGGATTTAGTTTTTCATAATATTCGGGTAAAATACCATAATTTAAAAAAAGAGTTTGTGTAATTTTATCAGAAGGTTCATTTCTAAAATTTAATATTAATTCTTCTGGTTCGTCTATATATACATCGTTTAATAAGGATAATAATATATTATTTAATTCCTCTTTTGAATCCAAATTATTCAATTGAGGTGCATTAAATAAAAGGTTTAACCCATCATTTAAATCGGTTTTTTTAATTTCTAACATTATTTATCCTTTATAAATATCTCGGTATTGGATTCCATATTGATATGACATTGCGATAGGAAGTCCTAAATCTCCAATTGGTAATTCGGTTCGAGTATTATAATCCGTTATTACACCATCAATATTCCAATATATATCTGATAATGTTTCTGGAGGGTTTTCGGCATTTTCCGCATTATTAAGGGAACAAAATATTCTATAATAATTGCAATTGTTTAGTTTTTCTTTATTCGAAAGAATAAATAATTCCTTTTCTTCTATATCAGTAAATCTTATATATTTCTTTGGACAATTTATAAGGGTTCTTATATTTTTTAAATTCTCATATAATTTAAAAAATATTTCGAAATTATTTTGAATAACTAATTGTAATTGTGTTAAAGATTCCTCTGATTTAAATCCAAGAATTAAAGAAATATTATCAATTATTAAAAAAGTATTTGTTTTTAAATCTTTATCTATAAAAGCGATTGGATCCGTATTATTATATTTTGAAAATATTTCCGTTAGTTCATCAATATTTTCTGAAATCATCACTTTCTCAATATCGTCTGGAGAAATTATTTCTAATAATTTATCTTTAATTATATTTTCTTTATTTAAAACCAAATAATAAAAATACAATTCTAAAAAATTTGAAATAATAAAACTATTATTAAAAAACAATTTTAACCTATCTGGAATAGTTAAGAGACAAAAATCATTTTCAAAAAATTCATTGATGCTTATATCGGCGGATATATTGGAAATTGGTTTAAAATTATATTGATTATAATTTGATTGAGATACCCGTTTAATTAAATTATTAAATATTAATGGTATTCTTCGTATAATTTTTTTTTCAGAGCAATCGAACGAATAAAAATTATAATAAGCATTGTCTTTATTATAATTTTTATTAAAAATTGTAATATCAGTATTACCTATATTTTGATATATATTCCAACATGCATTCGATAAAAAAGTATTTTGTAAATTATCATAAAAAAATATATCATGTATACTAAATTTTTTTAAATTTTCATATAATATATTTGCGGTTTTAAATTCCAATTGATAAATAGGCAAAAGTTCGTTACTGGTTCTTTGCATTTGAACACTACTTACTTGAAATATTTCTGTTTGGTCAACCGCGTTTTTACCATAAGTATCTCGTTTAGAATAATATGTGAATAAGTCCCCAACCTTTGGTTTATCAATTGTCATTAATGACATACTTCCGGAAGTTCCATTGTTATCATCATTATTTGGAGAATATTGAAATGGACTCATTTCAATGACTGGGACAAATTCAAATATATCATATGTAAAATTTTCGTATTTGTCGAACATACCAGTACCATGAATGGCAGATGATGTACTCGCCATATAATCCGTTTGTTCTTCTGGATCGTCTCCGGAAACAGGAACGTTTTGTGGAAAAAGAATATCTATCTGATCAATATTATTACTTAATTGTAAATTGATACTAAAATATTTAATTACTAATTCTGGATTATTGGAATAAATTAAAGAATTTTTTTTTATCTGTTCAAGATAATCTTTATACAAAGTATATTGGTAATCTGATTGATTTATTTTATTTAAAGATTTCATATTTATTGTTCCCGTACTAATAGATCGAAAGCTATATTTTCATTTTTAATCAAAAGAGATATATTTATTTCGATACCATAATTAGTTAATAAATTTATTTTAACATCTAATAATTTAACTAAGGAATTATATATACTAGATAATTCCTCGAAAAAGGTTACTATTTCAGTTCGAACATAATTTAATTTAACAATATTGTTTTTTTCTTGAATTAAGTCTTTTAAGGAATTTCCATAATTTGGTGAAAATGGTATTGTATTTGGACGAGTATTTAACCAGTTTTTAAAAATATCTACTATAAAATTTATATCATCTGGTACTTTATCATAATGATTTTTATTTAAATTAATATCTGTTAAAATTTCGGTATTTTCTATAAATTTTATATTTTCCGTAGTATTATAATATCGGGAATAAAAATATTTAGTAACTATTTTAAATAGACTGGTCTTATCAATTTTATCAGTCTCGTACAAAATATTCTCATCTGAATTTAAATAATACGTTTTTTGTAAATTTAATTCTTCGTGGTTGGGATATAATTCTTTTAAATTTAAATACTTTTTATCCTTAACCCAAATTATAAATCCATAATATTCGAAAAATAATAATCCTATTTCGTTCTTAATATTTATTGGAAAATCATTTATTAATATTTGATTATCTTTTAAATACGATATGTTAACATACTGTTTTAATTTTGGTATTTTTAATAAATCGTCTAATGTAATAATAAATTGTCCATCATCTTCACTAATAAAATATTTTTTATCTATAGATAAATATGGGTTCAACATAATCTATCCTTTCTTTAAGTAATTTTAACGACAAGAAAAAACCTCTCTTATTAAAATTAAGGGAGGTTTTTATGTAATTTTTGTTTTCTTTCAAATTCTTTTTCACAAATTTCATAAATGTCTTCTATCATAAATGATGGTAAATTCATTAATTCATTATATGAAAAAGGTATATGAGCAGTACTGCTATATATTATATAATTTTCCAGACTTTTTTTAATGAGTTCCCTTCTATCATACCTCTGAGAGGAGTAGAAGGGATTTACGAAAAAATGATGTTTCGATATTAACCGGAATATTATTTAATTTATGACATCTGGTACATACGCTAGTTTGATATAATTTAGGCATGTATTTGTCAAATACATTTAAATCCAATTCCGATAAAACGGCATCTTTAATTTTTAAAGGGAGGTTTTTTAAAAATGGCAAAATTTCGGTTTCTAGATCTTCAAGTACTTTATCTTCCGGATCTTTTTCAGAACCAGAAATAATTATAGATGATGTTAAAAATGAAACAGTTTCTATAAGACTAAATGCGTTTTGTCGTTCATCCATATTTTGCTCAATTTTCCCTTCTAAAAAATCCATTAATTTTAAACGATCCGCTTCATTAGGAATTTTTAAATTAAAAGTTAAATGTGAATTTAAAACAGATTGTCTATCGATATATTCAAATGGTGATTCAGAATGATCCCAAATTTCAGGAGCACTATCATCATGCCAAAGTTCTTCCGATTTTATATCTACTGGAAATTTTTCCTCGCAATGCTCGCAAACATGCCCAATAGTACCAAGATTATCAAAAGTACTTAAACTTAAAGCGTATATTAATAATGCTTTATCATGTGGAGTTAAATATTTTAAAAACGTTTCATATGATTTAACTTTACTTTTTTTAGAAAATTTGCATTTTGAATACAATAATTCATTAAAGTTTTTAATGAATGTATTCAATGTTACGTTTTTAGTTTTTATTAATAATTCTTCGTTTCCTGTAAGAGGAGATACTTCGACCTTTTCTCGGAGCATTACTAGATCGGTTTCCTGCGTATATATATCCAATTGTCCAATTAAACTGTCTATAGCAGTTTGTACTTTTTGTGTATTATCCATTAATTTCCTTTTTTAAATTTTAATATTTAAAATTCATTTCTTCTTTATTATTTTTTTTAATTTGGTTATGTATTACGTGGCCAATACCGGCACCTGCGGTACCAATAACACCAGCTCCAATAATACTTGACCCAACATCATGCCCATCATTAAGCATACTAGATAACATGGCACCACCACCAAGAGCAGCTCCTGTAAGTAAACCACCATTAGCTAAAATTTTATCTCTGGTACCATTTAAATCCGCATTTTTTACAGTATCTGAAACTTTATCAGCCGCCTTACCAACCATATCAAATACTTCTGTTAATATAACTTCTTTATTTATTTCAATATTCAAAATAATCCTCCATTTTATCTTATGGATTGGTTATCATGGCTTTTTAGATCTTTTGTAAATACTCCGATATGCATTTTATACATGGCTCCAATACCCAATACTAATCCAGTATTGACCATAAACATTCCTAGTACATCTCCATGTAGATATGAATTAGTACTCCAACATAAATCAGCTAATACATACGTCCATGAACTATAATAAATTTTTCCTAAGAACATAAATAAAGCACCAAGTATTAAAAGTAAACCACCAAGAGTAATTATATTACTCGTAATATAATTTAAAAATAATTCTATCATTTTAAAAACTTTTTTACTTTATTAAGACAATATTTATTAATACTTTTTGAATTGATACTGTCTATCTTTTTATAATGTATTTCATTATTCTTTAATAAATTTTTAATCATAAAATTTATATCTTTAGATTCTAATTCGGTTTCATTTCTACCAACGGGATTATAAGATATATTGGTATTATCTAAAAAAATATTTATATTTTTAAATATAAAATCTTTATTTAATTCTGGTAAGAATTTAGAAAATACCATATCTTTTAAAGATTTATCAAATACTCCAGTACTAAATTCATAAAAAGCCAACCCAATTATAATGGGACTATCCATTATAATAATTCCTTTTTTACCAATATTATCCCAGTAATCAAGTACTTTAAATATTTCTTGATACTGAGAAGCGCTTACAAAAAATTGATTATTAATAGCTCTTGATTTAGAATAAGTTAAATCTTTTGCTACTTCTGGGGCTAATTCGCAATTATAACCTTTCTTTTTAAAATAATTGAATAAGCCAGCGGCCGCGGTACTTTTTCCAGAACCTGGTCCAGCAAATAAATTAATTATAATATGTTTTTTTAATTCCAAAATTTCTCCTTATTTAGGATTAATTAGAATATCTATATAGCTAGTTAGATAATAATTAAATAACTATTGATAGTTAACTATTGATAGTTAACTATTGATAGTACGTGGTATCTTTAGTTGATGGTACTAATAGTAGTATAGTTATCTATACACACTATACTGTCCATAGTTAACTATCAATAGTTATTACGTTTAAATAGCTAATTTAAATAATAGTTGCTTGTAAATTTAACGACAGGAGGTGAGGCACCAAGAAAATACTTTAATAAAGTATTAACTCAGTGCCTCAATAGAAGTATGAAAGGTTAAGTGTAATGTAGTAATGTAGTCAAAGTCGTCAATAACTTAAAGAAAGGAGAGAAAATATTTGGAGTTGCACCAAATTATTAAAGAAGTGAGAGAGTCTTCTTTAATGTCTTACTAATATAAACGATATTTTCATAATTAACATGTCTACTCCTCTAACCAATCCAGAATATTTAAATCAAAGAATTTCTCCTATGATTATATTAAGAATATCTATGCTTTTATGTATAGATATTCTTTTATATATTCTTTTATCTTTTTTTACCGCCACCAAATATACCGGCTTGAGTAACTTTTCCAGATCCCATTATATCATGATGAGATTTTTTATATGTCCCGGTTTTTTGCTGCTTTACGACTTTTTTAGAAACCTCTCTTAATTTGGCTTGAGTTTTCTTTAAAACATCTTTTCCAAATTCTCTAATTTCTTTGGTTGGTTTTTTTGGTGGAAAATCAACCACTCCGTGTGGTAATGGAGCAGGATTTTCTTTTTTAGCATTTTCTTTTTTTATTTTATATGTGTTATCGCTTAACCCTTCTTTTACTGCTCGTTCGTGTCTTTTTTATCGGCTTCATACTTCCGCAATTTACCATTTTTAAATCTTTTTATTTGATTAATACCAGATAATCGAATTGATTTACCAGCATCTAAAATTTCTTTAGTTTTAAAATCTTTTGATAATTTTTCAGTATTATCTTTTTTAGATACTTTCTGTTTTTCGCCCTGTTCTTTTAATCTAGCTAATTGGAAATCGCTTAAACTTTCTAAAATGAGTTGTTTATCTATTAATAAATTCATTAATTATCCTATTTGTATTTGAAAGAAGTAGAGGGATTCGAACCCGAATATTGGTACCAAAAACCTTACCTCTATAATTAAACATGTATTTCTTCTTTAATTTGGATCCTGTCAGATTCGAACTGACGCTAGTTTTACCTAGACGAGTTAGCAACCCGCTCCTTTAACCGCTCAGGTAAGGATCCGTATATGGTGCTGGATAACGGATTCTAACCGTTGGCCTCTTCCCTACCAAGAAAGTGCTCTAACAACTGAGCTAATCCAGCATTTAGGTACTTAGGTACTTAGGTACTTAGGTACTTGGATACTTATTATATAATAAATATCCAAGTTATAATTTAGTTATAATCAAATAATCCAATAGTTTCAGAAGTTTCTGTACCATAAAGATAATCTATTTTTTTAGCTGAGAAATCAAATAATCCAATAGTTTCAGAAGTTTCTGTACCATAAAGATAATCTATTTTTTTAGCTGAGAAATCAAATAATCCAATAGTTTCAGAAGTTTCGATATCTGGAACTTTTAATTTATTTTCTAAACGTTCTATACGATCAAGAAGTATTATAAAATTCTGTACCAATGGTTCATTCCAATCCATTGTTTTTTTACCAATTAAGGTTAAATCTTTATAATATATTTTTTGCCAATCTGGGATGGTTATAACCATCCCAGAATTATTAATTAAATTATACATTTTTAATTATCCTTATAAATATATATTGCTCCAGAATCATTTTCAATATCGTTATTACAATATTCTCCTATTGCCAATTCATTTTTATAAAAAGAAAGAGCACTTCCAAAATAAATAGTAGATTCTTTAATAGGTGGTTTAATATACAATTGGTTGTAATTTGTTTCTGAATCGCTGTCCAAATCAAATATATATACATCTCCATTATCAGTATACCCACTAAGATCCGAAAGTTTTGTACCAATAGCTAATTTATTATTAAATTTATTTAAAGAAAGAGACGATCCAAAATAATCAGAACCATATTCTCCAATATTCTCTGGTAATATTTTAAATTCTTTTAAATCGTTAGTTCGGTCGTATCCGTAAACAGAACCAGTAGCAGACGATATTTCGTCTGCTCCATACGCAGAACCAATAACATATTTAGAATTTATACAAACATGTCTTCCGAAATAGTCGTCGTTTTCTCCATCCGATGCTTTTATTTGAATTTCTTGATAGTTATCGTCTGAGTTAGATAAGTCGTATAAATACATTGAACCATAATCCCCTTCAGATCGATATGCTCCAATTAAAACCATATTTTCATAAACATCTACCGAACAACCAAACCAACCAGTAGTAAGTCCATCTGACGGAGTAATTATAACCTCGTTATAATTATTGTCAGGACTTGTTAAATCGTATAAATATACTTTATTATTTTTCGCAGGTGCTCCAACAATTAAAATATTATCAGATAGTTTTACATCATATCCAAATTGATTATCCACAATAATATCCGTTGGAACTAGAGTAATTTTTTCTTTGGTATCTAACTTATAAATAAATACCGAACCATCTGCTCCATTAGAAGTTGGAGCACCGGTTACAATATATTTATCGTTCATATCTATAGATGTTCCAAAAGCGCTGGCAGCACTTTTATTAGATGGAAAAATAATTTCCTCGGTTTTAGTTTCTAAATTAATAAGCGAAACGGCACCAACATTAGATATAACATTACCATCTTCATCTACAAACTCTTTTCTAGGAATCCCAACAGCTACAAAATTTTCAAATTTTGCAACAGAATATCCATAATTATCCGAATTTGCAACCTCGTTTGATTTTATATATACTAATTTACCAAAATCTGCAGTTTTTAATAATTTTTTATTTTTATTAGCATTGCTAAATAACGATATAGTATTTGTATAGTTATTTATACGTAATGGGCTGATAATGTCTCCAACTAATGGTTTGGTTTCGGTTAAATAAAAGTTTTTATTATCAACAGGAACCATAACTATAGATTTACTTAAATCTATTTCTCCGGAACCATCTTCATCGACTGATTTAAAAACAGCAGAAACAAGAACATTAATTTCGGAAGCTTCTTCTGGAGCATCATTAACGATTTCGATATTATTATTTCTAATAATATTTTCATCTGTTGGATCATCAACATTATAATTTTTTAAAAATGATTCTTGGGTAATTTTAAAAATTATATTTTCATCTAAATAAGTAATTTCTGGAAAAATTAAAGTATTTGTATACCTAATACTTCCTGCTGGAAACGAACCACTTATATTTTTTCTAATCGAATTTAAAAGTTCCAGATTTAAATTCATTAATACAGTGATACGCTGATTATCGAAATCTGGTAAAAAAATATCGGTTAATCCATTTCCAGTAAAAGAATCCGGAAATGTATTTTCTAAAGAGATTACCTCTTTAAAACTAGAGTTTTGTAATTTTTTAGTTAAAAACATTCTATCTCCTAATTATATTAATTCACAGCTAATATCACTAACTGTATTTTCTTGATCTGAATTAAATTCAGTATCCGCTAAAACAACGCTATCCAAAATATTTTCGAAAATTACGTATTCATCATCTTTACCAAATAATCCCCATATACACGTACCATTATTATCTGGAGTAAATTTAATTTCTCCATCAGTTAATGAACCATCAGTTAAATCTATTTCAAGGCTATGTAATAATCCAACCGTCGGAGCAGTCGTAATATCATTAGCTTGCTCTTCCGTTGGGGCAACACTCGAATAAAAATTAAGAGTAAAAGTACCATTAGATAATTTACTATTAATATTTGTTTTTAATTCCTGAATCACTTCAGGTGATAAATATAAATTCATCTTAATCCTTTATTTAATAATTAACATTGATCATCAATGCTAATTATTAGTTCGAACTTTACTTTTTAAAAATATATACAAAGTTTCCTGGATCCCAAATACTCCTATAACCATTATTAAACATATTTATCATCTCTATTTCTTTTGGATCAAATACTTTTAATTTATCTTTTAATTTATGTTTTTGAAAATTAACTCTTGAGTATAATTTTAAAGTTTTTAAACTTTCTGGAAAATTTTTATTTAATTTTTCTTCCTCAAAGTAAAAATAATTGGGTTCCGATATAGCCGTTTCTTTAAAACCCAAAGTTTTATAAATATTTTTATTTCTATATGCATATTTTCTATTAGCATATGATACTATTATTTGATCATCACTTAAATAATTATTAATAAAATATTTAAATAATTTATTAGCTGCTCCAATAACACTACAACCAATTTTATTACAATATCTTATCATTTCAAAACCAGGCATTTTATTGTAACGACCTTTTCCAAAAGTCATTAATGAAACTAATTCGTGGGTATCTTTAGTAAATAATCCGAGTTTTACGCTTCCCATAGCTCCGGCTTGCTGCATATGATTTTCTTCTAAAAAGGTTCTTGCCAAATTATTCGGAACTTCTTTAATATAAGTTTTTCTAGCATATAAACGAGTCGAATTCATCCCGAGTTTATTAATAATAATACTCTTCCAAATTTTATTTTGGAATTCGTTTTCAAATTCATTTTCAAAAATACTTAATAAATTTATATTTTTAATTTCGGCCAAATCCGTATTTGTCACAGCTTTTAATCGATATTTATGTTTATGACTATAAGGAATTTCTTTACCAAAACTATTTTTACGAAGAGATATTATATTAATCCCTATCATTTGTCTATTTGGTATATTTATTACTATATCTAATTTACCAAATTTATTTAATTCGATATATTCTTCTGGAATTTTTAAATCAATTAATAAAAATTCCATAATGTTTTTTATTGGGGTATGTAAATTTTCTTCCATTTTTAAACGCTCGCTTTGTATTTCTTTATTAGTTCTACGTTTTTTATTTAGCTTAGCACATTTAGGACAACCCTGACCATTTCGAATATTAATTATAGATTTAGTATAATTATAATTACATTTTTCACATTTGAACGGGATTTTTGTACGAGTACTTTCATAATTATTATTAAACCATAATTCAACATCCTCAGAAAGAAATGAAACATTATAGGTTTGAGAATAATTTATCACAATATTTAAAAACGATTCTATATTTAATTTTCTCGCCATTTATATTTCCTTTGATCTTCATTATGTTTAATATATCTATTTGAACTGGAATTACGGACTTAGATAAATTATGGATATATTATGGATGTATTATGGTATATTGTTCCGGAAAGTATTTTTTCTATTTTATTAAAATCTATATATTTAATTCGAATTATTCTTATATCGTTTTTTAAACAATAATCTTCTTTAATTTTATCCCGTTCTTGAGTCTTCTTTAATCCTTCTAAACCACCAAAATATTCAACTGGTTCAAAATGCTGTTTTCCATCGTACTCAATAACTGTATTTAAATCTTCTAGATAAAAATCAAATCTATAATTATCGAATAGTTTAACCTCTTGGGAATATTTGATATTATTAGATTCTAGAAATTCTCGAACTTTTCTTTCACCTTTAGATTCGGAACTTTCTTGAGCACATTTTGGACATCCAGTTTTCAAACTTAAGTGATTATTTGGAAGTTGCCAAAAACTTCCATGTTTCGGACAAATTATTTCTATATTTTTCATACTGTGCTTATAATTAGTTTTTGAATAATCGTATTTATTATTATGTATAATTTTAGCTTTATTAATATATTGTAAAGTGTTTGATAAATTACCTTTATTTTTTATATTAGCGCAAATAGGACAACCAGCTCCTTTTTTATGGGACCAAGGAAGTTGCCAAAAGCTTCCATGTTTTGGGCATACTATTTCTATTTTTTCATCCGATCTAAAATATTGAACTTTACTATAATCGTACTTATTATTATGGACGATTTTAAATTGTTCTAATAATTTATTCTTGGATATTTTTAAATTCTTTTTAAAACATTTTTGACAACCAGATTTAGATAAATGTTCTCTTGGTTTTTGTAAAAATTCTCCATGTTCCAAGCAAATTATAATAACATTGGTAGAGGTATTTTTATACAGAACCTTACTATAATCATATTTATTCCCATGAACTTCTTTAAATCTTTTTATAACTTCTTCTTGAGTTAATTTTTTAGGCATTTAAAATTCCTTCTAGAACTTCTTCAACGTCTTCAAAATACCCTATTCGAATTATTCTTATATCGTTTTTTAAACAATAATCTTCTTTAATTTTATCCCGTTCTTGAGTCTTCTTTAATCCTTCTAAACCACCAAAATGATTTACTGGTTCAAAATGTTGTTTTCCATCGTACTCGATGACAGTGTTAAGTTCTTCTAGATAAAAATCAAATCTATATTTATCAAATAATTTAACTTCTTGAGAATAGTTAATATTATTAGATTCTAGAAATTCTCTAACTCTTCTTTCACCTTTGGATTCAGAGCATCTTGGACAACCATGTCCATTTTTATGAGAATTTATTTCTTGAATAAATTCTCCATGTTCTGGACAAATAATTTTTATTTTATCTTTAGCTTTTAAATTATTATTAAAATCAATAATATACGAATATTTATCAAGATGAACATTTTTAAAATCTTTAATATGGTCTATTATTATTTTTCTAGGAGCTTTTATTAAATTACTTGCGCATTTAGGACAACCATGTCCATTTTTATGAGAATTTATTTTTTGAATAAATTCTCCATGTTCCGGACAGATAATTTTTAAAGTATCCTCGAATAAATATTCATATTTATTCGAATGAACTTTTTTAAAATCTTCTATATGTTCATAAATTGATTTTTTATTTAGACCTTTTTTTTGAAAATTCTTAAAACAGGTTGGACATTTATTATTCGTATGTAATAAATCGTTTGGGGTTCTCAAAAATTCTCCATGTTCCGGACAAATTACAATTCCCTTAACAAACATATTTTTATATATAAATTTTGAAAAATCGTATTTTGAATATTCTGGATATTTATAATATAATGTTTCTAAAAAAGATTCTATATTATATTTAAAGGTATTTGAACATTTTGGACATCCTTGTTTAGATTTATGCATAATTGGAGTTTGCATAAACTCACCATGTTTTGGACATATTATTTTTACTTTAGTAGTAGTATTTATATAATGGACTTTACTATAATCGTATTTATCTTTATGGACTTTTTTAAATTGTTCAAGAACTTCTTTTTTGGTTAATTTTTTAGCCATAGTTATTCCTTTCTAAAAAAATATCTATCCGAACTAGTCCTGAAATTAACGACAGGAAATTCTAGAAGCCTAAGCTTCTAGAATAAATTAAAGGTTATATAATCAAGGATTATACGTTAACGAAACCTTCGTAGTTTTTAATACGAATTGTACCAATACCTTCTTGACGAACAATACCAATCCAAGTTCTTGATTTAATAAATGTACGTTTGATACTATTAGTAGTTTCAGTAATAATATATAGTGGTTTGAATAGTACTTCCACAAGTGAACTTTGATTAGTAGCAGGTGCAGTAAGAACTAAGTGCATTAGATCATCAGCAATTGCATAAGACTCAACGATTTCAAGTTTATTGAAACCTGATTGAACTCCACCTTGAACAGAATAGTTACCATTCATTTTTTCCATAGATACAGCAAACTCTTGAAGAGATTTAAGTACTACAGCAACATCAACACCACAAGCAAGATATTGAACTTCCATATTGTTCGTTTTACGCATTTTCTCTACTAGAGACATAATTGTAGGAACAATATTTTTGAAGATATCTTGGATGTTTGAAGGTTTGAAACCATCAGCAGATCCAAATCTTGAGAAGTCTACTTCTTTATATTGACCAATACTCATAGCAAAAGGAATATTAGATTCAAGTAATTCAGCAATCTCGAAATCACGGTTCAGTTTAATCTGACCTTTTACAAAGTTTTTAAGCTCTGAAATGATATCAAGTTTATAGATTGCAGACCAATCTTGAATTACTTCTTCAATATTTTCAACTTCGAAAGAATCTTCGATATCTGCATTAACATCAATGATTTCTTGTTTTGGAGCTGATTTAACAACACCACGACCATTACCATTACCAAAAAGTCTAAATTTAATTTCAATAGTATCTTCAGTTACAGTTTTGTCACCTGGCTCAATAGTAATTACAGAAGAAGTAATACTACCACTTTCGAAATCAACAGAACCTTGAAGTTTATAAACGCCACCAGTTACACCTGGAACAGTAAAATTATCTACAGTAAAGTTTCCACGAGCACCTGCGATAGCAGTTACTGGAACATTCTCAACAGTAGTAGTATCACCATCATCAACAACAACATCAATACTTACAACTTTGAAATTTCTTTTAGAAAGACGGAAATCACCTTTAGCAATACCAAGTTCGCTATAAAGATTTGCAGATTGAGAAACCTTGAATTGTTTGAAATCTGGACGAATCATTGAAGTAGCAGTTGGGAACATGTACTCAGTAACTCCACCTTTTTCATCAATTACTTTAGATACCCATTTAATTCTAGAAATAGAAAGAGTTGGCATATCAGTCGGAACTGTTGTAACGATCTTGCTAAGTTGTGGTTCAGCATAGATGTTAATAAGCATTGGAATAGTAGTTACAGCATATGCGATAGCTTCTGGAGAAGTTAAAAGAGCTGAACTTTCCTCGATAAACATTTTACGTTCGCGATCAAGTACTGGAAGAATTTTAGCAACAACACTTTCTTCTAAACCTTTAGTAAGACTCGAAACATACATATCGAAATACGAGTCATCAAAGATAATCTCAGCTGGTGTTTTCGCTTCTTCAAAAAGATTCGAGTGATCTTTTGTGAACATATCATAGTTTTCTAAAATTAAATTATCAATTAATTTAGCCATATTATTTTTCCTTATTTTTTAAAAATTTTTTATTTATTTAATTAAATAAACATTTTCATGTTTAGAAAGTTTTGTTAGGGATCTTACAACCCAAAGTAATTAAATAAATTTATTTCTTTATTTAGTTACTACCAGTTATCAAAGGTTTTAAAACTTCCGGTACATCTTCGGAATATTTAATTCGAATTATTCTTATATTATTTTTTAAACAATAATCTTCTTTAATTTTATCCCGTTCTTGAGTTTTTAAGAACCCTTCTAAACCACCAAAAAATTTTACCGGTTCGTAATGTTGTTTTCCATCGTACTCAATGACAGTATTTAAATCTTCTAGATAAAAATCAAATCTATAATTCTCAAAGAGTTTAACTTCTTGTTTAAAAGATATGTTATTCTCTTCTAAAAATTCTCTAACCTTTCTTTCGCCTTTGGATTCAGAACATCTTGGACACCCATGCCCATTTTTATGATTATATGGTTCCTGCCAAAAGGAACCATGTTCTAAGCATATTATTTCTACCTTATTAATGTTATTTATATACCGGACTTTGCTATAATTATATTTATTAGAATGGACTTTTTTAAAATCTTTTAAAATTTCTTCCAAAGATTTTGTAAATCTCCCATTGCAATTGGGACAACCATTACCCATTAAATGATTATTTGGAGTCTGTTTAAAAGCATTTAAACATTTATTGCATTTTATAAAAACGTATTTTTTAATTCCGGTATATTTAACTTGTGAATATTCGTATTTATCTTTATGGATTTTTTTAAATTCTTTTATAATTTGAGCATTATTTTTTTTATTATTACCAGCACATTTCGCACACCCGGCTCCATTAAAATGATCATTTGGTTTTTGAAAAAAACTTCCATGTTCTGGACAAACGATTTCTACTTTAGTTGAAGTTCCTTTATAAATAACTTTTGAATAATCATATTTATCTCCATGAACTTCTTTAAACCGTTCTAGAACT